GGGGCAAATGCCCCCATTGATTAAACCTTCACTTGTTTCGCTTGAGCAAGCTCAACAGGAGAAACGTGGCAAGTAATGATACCAGTTTCATCATCATAAGTGCCAAGCTCATACAAATCAAAATCATCAGGATGACGATTCATCTGATTGTCATCAGCAGAACGATTGACTTCATCAGAAAAGCTACGGATAGCCAAACCAACAGAAGGAACAAAAAAAGGACGACCAAACGCACCAGCGGCACGATCTTTAACAGAAACAATAATTTGAATCATGAATTTTCTTTCAAATAGTTACGAACAAACTCAAGTTGCGAAGCGATTAAGGACTCTTTCATTTTCAAAAGCCTTAACAACTTAGCAGCGTGAACGATATCACGAATTGCGATAATTTCTTGCGGTTTTTCCATTGTATTTTCCTATCAAAAAGAATCACTCGATAGCACGGGAAAGCTGCCGAGTTCTTGCAATTGTAACCTGTTCTTTGACAGCCAAACGTTCGTCCGTGTTGTCTTCAAAACGATCAACGGCATCAACGAAACGTTGAAACTGTAATTGTTCGAATTCTTCAGGAAATTGTTCAGCAAATTTTTTGTCATAGAACTTTGGAGGACGAGTTTCACGACCATTCACGATAACACGATCATGGGGATACACATCAGAATGAAAGCGCTTGAACCAATCAGCACCAATACCAGGCTTAAGAGACATACGATTGAACTCAGGAACTCGATCTTTAATCTCTCCAGTTTCCATATCAGTTGTTTCATAATGATCTCCAGCAACCTTACCAGTACGTTTCTTCATCACATACCTAGCCACATAAGCAGCCGATTCAAAAGTGACATCCCCAACGGAACTATAACCAAAAGGCCAAAGATCTTCCAAGGATTTTGACCGATAGATAAGAGCACCCGAAGGAGTACGCTTCCAAACCGTAAGATCAGGGAAATTAAACCCAAAAATACACGCATGAAAATGAGGACGTTCAAACTTTTCACCATACTCTCCAGCCATGTAAAAACGAATCGTAGAGCCTTTAAACCTCTTACGAAAACGTTTCATAAACCTCTGAAAATCACCATAGTTTAGCGACCGATCACTCGGACAATGGTCATTGTCATAGGTTAACGTAATGAAGCAATTTTGCTCATGCAAAGAAGCTTCATGCATACAGCGCACCGCCCACTGGCGGGAGCGCTCAAGGCGACACCCCCAACACTGACCACATGGTAAAGAAAGGGAACGAACAACATCCCCCTTCCTCTCACTAAAAATGATTGAACCATCCGAAGTTTGATAAGCCTGCAACGGATGGAAACAGGCCATGATTACATGCGATAACCGCCACGCATAGGAGGAGGAGCCAAATTGACTCCCTTAGTATGAGAAGCATGTGAACGAAAGTGCTTTGCACTCTTAGACTTAGAAACAGGTTTACGACGCAGAGGATTCATGTGGATCTCCAGTTGAGTTAAAAAAAGGTGTCACCTAGACCAGTTAAGATCAAGTAGAAGACTGGTCTACCCCGCCACCTTCAGGTGCGGGGTTGGATTCAGCTGCCTTCGGCAACACTAAGCCGAGCTTTTCAGCCTCGGCACGATTCGAGTCATCAGACACGAAATCAACAAACGCACCCGCATCATTATTAAAACGGGTGCGAACATCAGCAGGAAGCTGCATAAATGCCTCATCAGCAGCACGAACGGCATTAAGAGCGGTGTGATAATCAACCGCATCAGTAAAGTCGCCATATTGAGGCGCACGTACATTAGAAGGCAATTCGCCAGTGAGACCAAAACGTCTCACAATAGTATTAATATCGCATTCATCTTTGGCATGCTGTTGAGCCAAAGAAGGGTCATCGCAAACAAGACCAGAGGCATCAGAAGCCTCATTCACATCGTAGTTATACGGTGTACGCAAAAAAACACTAGAAGTTTTCATAAATTTCTCCAAAAAAATCATCGTTTAGTCATACCAGCACGTCGAGCATTAGCAGCAGCACCAGTAATATTACCAAGATCACGGGAAGTTTGGCGGATAACACCGCCAGTAGAACGCTCATAACGTTCATCATTAAGAGCACGAGTCAAGTCAGCCTGAGTAATTTTACCCTCGGCAATAGCCTTAGTAGCCTGAGCACGAGCCTGAGCAGCAAAAGCACCATTCGAAACAATCTCAGAGGCAATCTTAGGCAAATTTGCTTTATTAACACTAACTTGAGACCAATACTGTTCAGCAAGAGCTTTTTGAGCAGGATTGCCATAATTTTGCTGAGAAACCATACGAACAGTAGCCTCATTAGCAGAAGCAGTAGACAAACGAGCTTGAGCCTGAGCAGCCTCTGTCTGAGCAACTATCTGCTTTGCAGTTTCTTCTTTAACAGCAGTATCAGCCAAAATGTTAGCGACTTGAGCTTCCTTGACAGAAGCATCAGTAGCCTTGGCATAACCCTCAGTAGCAGAAGACATAGGGTTCTGAAAAGTGACTTGTTGAGCAGACGGAGCAGAACCCGGACTAGCGTTATAAGCCAACATAGGATTAAGACCAGCAGCCTTCATATCAGCGGTCTGAACCTGATAACGCTTAGCGTATTGTTCAGCTGACCACTGATTATTAGAAGCAGCAATATCTTCATTAGATTGATTGGTAAGAATACCACCAAGAAGATTAAGACCACCAAGAGCTAAACCACCAGCAAGAGACATATCAACCTCCAGGAATAAATTGCTGAATCAGATAAACCATCATAAAGACAATCATCACCAAAGCAGCAAAACCAATTAAATCTTTCACATAGACCTTTCTGCTTAGAAGAATCCTATCGGATTCTCCCAAGCCATAGTTTTTAAAAATGATCGATCAAGCCAGGCACAGAATACAACGGCATTGGTCGAGCAACACGATTCTTAAAAAACGTATCACACAAAAACTGTTGACCATTAGCAGCAGCACCAACCGCAACAATGCGATCAACAGGAGGATTTTCCTTAATAAACGTATCGTTCAAAGTTGGCAAAGTAGTGAATTTCTGAGCCAAATGCCAACCATCCAAAGTACCAGCAGCAGTAGAACGGAAAAGAGAAGTAATCAATGAAGGGTTGTAACGATATTCCGCCCAACGCTCTTGGTATCCGAAAACATTGTTGTCGTTGGAATCACCACGAACATAGATCTCTTTATTAAGAATGGCTTGCTCTCCAAGCATCGCAAACGCTGGAAAGTAAAAATCATATCGTGTAGAACGCGACCACATACGACGAAGACCTTGCTGATACGTAAGGTCGGCACGAACACTAACCAAACCGATGATGACACCGTGTTCTGTGAATGATTGTGTAAATCCATGACCATGCGCAAGACCTGTACCCATCGCCGCCAAATTACCAAGCGGTGTAGACGTACCCGAAGCATTAGTACCCGAAGTTTGGGCAATCGGGTTAATTTGAATAGGTGTAGAACCACCGCCAAGATATTCAGGGCGTTGTAAACGAGCATCGGGAGAAATAACACCAAAATGCGCACGGATGATTTCCGTGTAACGAGTACCACCACGAGCATCCCTTTCAAGTAATTTCTGAATCTGAAAAGACTGACGAAGCTGATTAATAGTAGCAGCAGTAGCTTGACTCAAATCAGCATATAAAGAACCATTGGGATCAAAATAAGTATAGTCTGAAGTGCCAGAAACATTCAAACCACCAGAAGAATTATAGTTAACAGTACCAGTACCAGTAACTTGATGTGTATTAGTACCACGAGCATTTAAATAAGTGTAACCATTAAAATTACTAACAGATTTAACAGGAGCAGAAGTACCTAAAGGCAAAGATACAGAAGCACCCTTTTGCGGCCAAGGCAATGCACCAGTAAAATAATCTTTACGCTTACCACGCTTTAAAAGATTGTAATCAGTATAGGCATCAGGACCATCACCTTTATTTACAACAACGGAATTCTGTAAATTCTCATCACGAAACCAATCATTATAAATAAGGTTATAAGCACGAAGATGCAAAACACTATGGGAAACAGTATTACCAGTACCTACTTGACCAACGGTAGGCAAACCCATATAGTCAAAAATAGATCCAATAGCATAACCGGAAGCAGGAGAAGTCGTAGTAGGAACAACATAAGAAGTTGAATCTCCGGGATTATCTTGCTGACCCATGAACTTCTGCCAATTAGACCAAATCAAACGATTAGGCACAAAAAAGAAGAATGAATCTAAATGAAGATTGTCCATCGTTGGATACAAAGGGGTAGCCAAACGAGTAAAAGCAGTCATCTTAAGATTAAAAGTATCGCCGGGCAATACCTCATCAACATAAATAGGCACAAGATCACCAGCATTAAAAGTAGTCTTGTGAGCAGTTTCAATAACAAAGCTAGAGCGAGGAATCTCAGCCTTTGGAACCATAGCGAACTGGTGAACATTCACCGATTGATTGCGATGCATAAGCAACTCCAAAAAAAAAGGGGCAAATGCCCCCATTGATTAAACCTTCACTTGTTTCGCTTGAGCAAGCTCAACAGGAGAAACGTGGCAAGTAATGATACCAGTTTCATCATCATAAGTGCCAAGCTCATACAAATCAAAATCAT